AATTATTTGACTTTAGCGCAACAAACACAGCGCTTCAACTTCCAAGTGGAGACACTGCCTCAAGACCTTCTGCTCCAAGCGCAGGTGAATGGAGATACAATACAGAAAAAAAATACGTTGAGTATTGGGACGGAGGTTCGCCAGGTGCATGGAGACAGATAGATACTGAAGCTTTACCTAACCCCGATGAATTTAATGAACAAAACTTTAACGTAAACACATACTACGGAACAGGAGCGGCTCAAACAATAGACGCTAAGTTTAATGAGGCGGCTAATTTTAATGGGAGTAGTACTCAAATAGAAGCATCTGGATTAACAGGTACTGTTTTACCAACTAATGGAAATTGGTCGGTAGGTTTTTGGATGAAACCACAAGCTACAACTACTTCGGCAGTAGTATCTTTAATGACCTCATCAGGTACAGGATGGGCTGTATTTACGGAAGCTAATGTTGTACAGGTTGCTTTAAACGGCTCAACGCCTGCTGCTTCTACAGGGGGGTTTACAACTGCTGCGTTAAATACCTGGATGCACGTTACTTTAACTTTTAATAGTTCTACTACCGTAACAAGTATATATTATAATGGGGGTAGTAGTGGAGCAGACGCTACAATTAATTCTGGTCCTAGTGCCGCAACATCGGCAACATTGAAAATGGGATATAGTGTTTGGAATTATTTTGAAGGGCAAATAGACCAAGTAAGGTTATTTAATACAACTTTAAGTGATGCTCAAGTAACTGATTTATATACTAATGAAACAACAACTACAGCAGCTACATTAGACTTTCCAGTGGGTGCAGGATGTATTGCAGCTTATCAGCTAGACGGTGACGCTTCAGATGTAGGCGGCAATTATAATGGAACAGCCATAAGCGTGGGATATACAGGTTTACAATTTCAACCTGATATGATTTGGATAAAAACTCGTAATCAAGCTAATGACCATAACATTGTTGATTCTATAAGGGGTACAACAAAATATGTAAGACCAAATAGAAATATTGCAGAAGTTACTCAATCAGATGGCGTAACTTCTTTTGACACTAATGGTTTTACAGTTGGTGTTGGAGGAGATTTTGGAGGCTCTAATAATGAATATGTAGCTTGGTCTTTTAAGGGAGGCGGAGCGCCAACGACAGATAATGTAGCTGGAGTTGGAGTTACACCTACACCGAATAGTGCTAAAATAGATGGAGCTAATTCAACTACAGCTTTAATAGGAACAATAGCTGCAACAAGATTATCAGCTAACACTGAAGCTGGATTTAGTATAGTAAGCTATGAAGGGAACGGATTGCAAAATGCAACGGTAGATAGCGGTCTTCAGACCCAGTCGAATTTGGTGATTATCAAAAATCTTGACCAAGGGGATGCGTGGTTTGTTGGCAGTACCGTGTTGAGCACAGATAACTTTCTGGAGCTTAATGAACCCACAGGTGCCGCTACTAATTCGGATTTAAATTATACTATTAACACTAAAACAATACAATTTACAAGCGCATCACCGCACGACATGTTTAATGAAAATGGTGAAAACTATGTAATGTACTCATTTCAAAATAAAAACGGCTATCAACGAATCTCCACCTATACGGGCAATAATTCAACATACGGAGAATTTGTTTATACTACCTCTGACGGTACCGCAACAGGAACAGATGGGTTTGAGCCGGCATTTCTGTTGGTTAAAAGAACTACTGCAGGACAAACAGCTAACTGGAGGATTGTTGACAATAAACGGTCCACTCAAAATCCAAGGCAAATAGCTCTTTTTCCAAACCTTTCAAATGCAGAGGATGACAATGCTAGCCAAAGAGTAAATTTTTTTACTAATGGATTTCAAATAGCTAACTCCGACGCTTCCTGGAATGCTTCAGGTGAAACATACCTTTATCTAGCTATAGGCTCTAACCCTGCGCCCACACCTACTGCTACTAATAGTTTTGACCTTACCACGTATAACGGTACAAGTAGTAGCCCTCAGTTTGTTACCTCTGCTAGCCTTTATCCACAAATTATATGGAATAAACAAACAGGTGGCAGTGCAGCGCACAGATTATTAGACCAACTAAGAGGGTCGGGTAATTATTTATATCCGAGTGAAGTAAATGCAAACGATGGTTATAATGCCGATTATATTAGATTTCAAAAAGACGGAGATGACGGAACTGTTACTGGATTATATTTGCCAGGTGCGGATTCTAATTTTAATACTAGCGAATGGGTAAACTGGTTTTGGAAAGCTGGAACACCTTCATTTAATAATGATGGAACATTAACTAGTATAACATCAGTAAACGAAGCCGCTGGATTTAGTATAGTACAGTGGAAAGGAGATGGTAACGCAGCATCTACGGTAGGGCATGGAATTGCAGCGGGAGCGCCTGATTTTGTAGCTTATAAAGATTCGTCAAACTCAAGACATTGGAATGTGTATGTTTCTTCAGCATCAGCTTCTTATAATCCTTTTGGTGGAACATTAGATTTAGACAGCGCTTTTAACACTAGCGGTGGAACTAATGGAAGTTCTGGAACACCAACAGCCACTACATTAACTTTTACTGCGGGTTCAAGCACGGTAGATACCGTAAACGCAAACGCAGCAATTATGATGGCTTATTGTTGGAAATCAACAACAAATTATGTTGACGTAGGTAGCTATACAGGGGCAGTAGGAAGAACAGTAAATGTTGGATTTCAACCTAGATTTGTTTTAATTAAAAAAGTTAATGCTGCTTATAATTGGAGTTTGTATGATAGTATTAGGGGTTCTTCAGGTGCGCTTACTGACAGATATTTATTAGCAGCGGATGCTAATAGTCCTCAAGTAACTTCCTCTAGTGTTTATATAGATTTTACTTCAACTGGACTTAGTTTCCCTAACTCATATAGCGGCACAAATAACACTGGAGATGAATATATTTATATAGCATTTGCTTAACTAAAATAAAAATTATGAACACAACAATTTTAATATTAATCGGATTAGTAATACTACTAATCGTAATAAACATAGCCGCTATATGGCTTACTAAAAAAGGTCTTACCAAAGACGATAACAACAACATGATTCCTGACATCTTAGAAGAAAAGTTTGCTAAAATGCAAGCAGATGTGTCTAGACGTGTTAGTCGAGTCGGAGAAGAGCTGAAAGACGTTACTAAGGCAATAAAAGAAGTGGGTAACCAAATCGGAGATGTGCCTAGTGCAATAAAAGGTCAAAATAGATCTGGGAAAAAATCAAAAAGAAAATGAATTACGTGCAAGATACCACAGCTGGCAAGATAACAGTAAACTACATTTATGTTGAATCTAAAGAAAATGAATGTGACTGATATAAAAGTTTATGCTCTTACTGTAGGAGCTTTAGCTACGTCAATGACGGACATTGATGTGGTTCTTAAAATTATTGCAACACTTGTTGCCATAGGATATACCTTGCACAAATGGTATATAATGCATGGAAAGAATAAGTGAGCACGTATCGTACAAAGAAGGGGTTCGTTCCAACACTGCAACACGTTTAGATATTGACAATATCCCCGACGGTTATTCTGAAGCAAACATGGTCGCTATAGCATATAATATATTTGAGCCTCTTAGAAAATGGGTGGGAGGTCCCATAAAAATAAATTCTTTTTTTAGATCCAAAAAATTAAACCAAGCTATTGGGGGAAGTTCTCGATCACAGCATTGTCAGGGTCGAGCGATGGACTTGGATGATACCTTTGGGCACAAAACAAATGCAGAAATGTTTAATTACATAGCAGATAATTTAAATTATGACCAGATTATTTGGGAGTTTGGAGATGATGAGAATCCTGATTGGGTACATGTTAGTTATGTATCAGAAGATGAAAACAGAGGTAGAGCTCTTAGAGCATACAAAGAAAAAGGGAAAACTAAATACATTATGTTATGAGCAAGCCCAAGAAAAAATTTGGACAGACAGTTGTAGGTAAGCTTTTAAAAGCTTCTGTGGGATTAATTAACCCAACCCTTGGAAGTCTAATTCAAGGAGACATGTCAGTGGAGCAAGTAGTATCTTCAATAAAAAACTCTGATGCCCCACCTGAAGACAAAATTCGTGCACAAGAAATGGTGTTAGAAGCATATGAAGCAGAAGTTGCTGATAGAGCTTCGGCAAGAGAAAGAGAAATAGCAGCGCTAAACGCTGGGTCAAACGATGTTTTATTTAAAACAGTAGGTTGGGGTATAACCTTATGTTTTATAGGAGTTATTGCAGGTGCAATCGGTTTATGGCAAATCCCCGAAGAATCTCAAAGATTATTTGATATGGGCTTTGGTGCAGTTGTTGCAGCTTTTACTCAAGTCATTGGTTATTATTTTGGTTCTTCTGCGGGTAGCAAGCAAAAAACAAACCTTATCAATAAAAAACCTGAAGATTATTAAGGATATATATTTGTATCTTTATATTTAAATTAAATCAAATCTAATGGATATCAGAAAAATATCTGTAGGCGCAGATTATAAATCTGGCGCTATGCATTATATAGTTGGACAAAGTATTTTAAATGGCGACTATACAATTCACCTTATACAGCTCGATATTAAAACAGATTCAATAAAAATTTGGATTCAAAAAAAAGAAGAGGTGGTTCTTTGGAAAGAATTTAACTCCAACATGCCATTCTCTTTAGAATATAATATTAATTTCTAATGAAGTCACCCTATTATTTTATAGTAGAACCTGTAAATAAAAAAAGGTATGTGAATACAAAAAAAATTAATAATGTTGATTTTGTAATTAATACGAGTCAAGAAAATCATTTAGCCTCCAATCGAGAAGCAATAGTAATAAACACACCTATTAACTACCAAGGTCCAATACAAAAAGGTGACCTATTGTTAGTTCATCATAATGTATTTAAGTTTTACTACGACATGAAAGGGCGAGAGAAGAGTTGTAAAAGTTTTTTTATGGACAATTTATTTTTCGTCGACGACGAACAGTTTTTTATGTATAAACAAAACGACAAATGGCATAGTCATAATAGGTATTGTTTTGTGAAGCCTATCAAAACAAAAGATTCTTTAATTTACAAAAACACAAAAGAGGAGCCACTTACAGCTGAAATGATATATACTAATCAAACCTTAATAAACCAAGGAGTATTTGCTAATAGCATTGTATCCTTTAAACCTGAATCAGAATATCCTTTTACAGTAGATGGAGAAAAACTTTATAGAATGTATGATCATCAAATAACTATGGTGCTATGAATTCTGAAATGTTAAAACTTCAAATCATAAATGCAGGGCGAAAAGCTGTAGAGCAACTTATCAAGGTTGCTAAAGAAGATATTATTAAACCAGATCCTGAAGACGAACTTGCAGCTGATAGATTAAAGAACGCCGCAGCAACAAAAAAACTAGCGATATTTGATGCTTTTGATATATTATCCAAAATTGATATGGAAGAGCAAGAGCTTAACCAAGAAGAAAAAAACATTAATGTAAATACAAAACAAGGTTTTGCAGAAAGAAGATCAAAGTAAATTATATCAAACAGTTAAAGGATACATTCCTAAAGGAGTTTTAAGCACTAAAAACAATGCTCGCACTTGGCAATACGGGTATAATATAAAATATGATTGTGTAGTTATATCAAAGGATGGAACCGTGGGTGAAATAATAAACATCAACGGTTTAGTAATTGCACTTCCTTCACAACCAAATAGCATATATGCTAAATCTAAAAATAAGAAAGAACAATATTGGGAGCGTGCTTCTTTAGAAAAAAGTTTATCTAAAATACAATCTATATTTCAGTGGAACGAAATGTCTTCATCTTTCAAAAACAGATGGATTGATTACATAGAAAAAGAGTTTGATAAAAGAGATGAGGGTTATTGGTTTTACAATAACGGAACGCCAACTTATATAACGGGTTCTCATTATATGTATTTACAATGGACAAGTATTGATGTAGGATACCCCGATTTTAGAGAAGCTAATAGAATATTCTTTCTGTTTTGGGAGGCATGCAAGGCTGACAATAGATGTTTTGGGTTAGATTATCTAAAAATAAGAAGATCAGGATTTTCATACATGGGCTCTTCAGAATGTATTAACACGGGAACATTAGCTAAAGATTCAAGGGTAGGTATATTGTCTAAGACAGGATCAGATGCAAAAAAAATGTTTACTGATAAAGTTGTGCCTATTGCCAACAGGCTACCTTTCTTTTTCAAACCTATACAAGATGGTATGGATAAACCCAAAACAGAATTAGCTTTTCGAGTACCAGCGTCAAAGATTACTAAAAAGAATATGTATGACATTGTAGACGATGAAC